AACGGCATCAGCCGCTTCATCTGGACGGGCCTGCGCCTGTTCGCCGACTACCCGGCGGGCACGGTCTACGGCAACGTCACGCTGCTCGCTGTCCGCATCAAGGCATCCCAGGGCCTCGGCAACGACGCATCCGCCCGCATCCGGGTCAAGGCCTCCCGCCGCCTGCCGCCGCCCGCCGGTGGCACGGAAGCGGCATCGACCAGCGGGGCCGATGCCTTCGCCGATGTCTATACCGACACCGTCTACGGCGCCAACCGCCCGCGCTCGGAACTCGACACCGCCACGCTGGCATCGCTCCGCACCAAGTGGGCGTCCTACCAGTTCAACTACGTGTTCCGCGACGGCATCACCGTCTGGGAGGCGCTGCGCACGATCACCACCCCATTCGGCGCTGAACCCCTGCCGGTGGGGCCGGTCATGTCGGTGGTGCAGGACGGCGTCAAATCCGTCCGCTCGGCGCTGTTCACTGATGCCAATATCATCGAGGACAGTTTCAGCGTGGGCTACGGCTGGGACCAGGAAGGCGCTGCCGATGGCGTCGAGATCGAATATGTCGAGCCGAAGGATTTCTCCAAGGCCTACACCCGCTACCCGACCGGCTCATTGAGGCCCGATCAATACACCCTTCCCGGCGTCACCAATGCCACCCACGCCGCGCAGTATGCCCGGCTGACATGGCAGCGGAGGCAGTCGCAGCGCCAGACGGCATCCTTCGACACGGAACTGGAAGGCCTGCTGCTGCAACTCGGTGACCGCATCGGCATCTCGCACAATGTCCCGAAGTGGGGCGACGGCGGCCAGATCATCGGCGTCTCGGGAAACACCCTGACGCTCGACCACGACCTCGATTGGTCAGGCGGCTCGAAGCAGATGCTCATCAGCAAGGCTGACGGCTCGGTCGCCGGTCCCTTCTCGGTGATCCGCGGCACCGCCGACTACAAGGCTGTGGCAACCGGCACGCTGCCGACGATCCACGTCGATGACGAGTACGACTACAACCGCTTCGCCTTCGGAAGTTCCACGACGCTCGTCCGCGACTTCATTGTCACGACGGTGAGCCCGCAGGGAGAGAACACCGTCACCGTCGAAGCGATGAACTATGCGCCCAGCATCTTCACGGGCGCAATGAGCTACATGGCCTCCTGATGACCGCTTACCCGTCAGATTACCCGCAACCGCTGATCTCAGGCTTCTCCGCGCAGATCGCCATGGGCGTCGTCCGCGCGCCGGGAGCGACCGATCAGGCGCAGCGCCGGGTGCACACGACAATGCCGCATACCTTCTCGCTGACTTTCATCATGAGCGTGGTGCAGTGGGGAGCCTGGTATCAGTGGGCGACGGCGAACGCCTATGACTGGTTCACCATGAATCTGCCGACGTTCTACGCCGGGATCACCGAGGACACGCTCTCCCCGGTCCTGATCCGCTTCACATCTGGGCTCGTGGCCAACAACGTTTCCGGTAGTGACGTGCAGGTCACGGTGACCGCCGAGAGCGCGCCTTCGATGATCGCCCAATATCTGGAAGCGGTGTGATGGCGGACTATCCCTCCACCCTCCCGGCTCCGCAGGTCTCTGACTATGCACTTGAGACGGCCATGCCGATCTCGTCAGTCACATTCGAGCGCGGCAACAGGCGGCAGCGCCGGGGCGCAAAGAAAGACCGGCAGGTGTTCACCCTGTCGTTCCTGTTCTCGACTGCACAACTGACAATCTGGCAACTGTGGGCGAACCAGGACGGCTACGACTGGCACAGCATGGACTTGGAGAGCCCCTATTCCGGCCTGACGGTCGAGGGGCTGACCCTGATCCCGCATACGGTGCGCTACATCAGCGACATTGCCTTGCAGCTGGTGGCGCCCGACGTGTTCAGGGCCTCCGTCACAGCCGAGATGGACGTGGGCACCGTTCCTCAGGGTCTGCTTGTGCCTTCCGGCAATTGGTACGTGGGCGGCACACCCGCCAGCCCTGCCACCGACACGATCACTGCGGGAACGCCCGCACTGCCTGCGACGGACTTCATCGTTGCGGGTTCCCCGGCGCTCCCCGCCGCCTGACCTTCTCGCTTCCGAATAGGAGAACACCTTGACCGACATTCCGGCCAGGCAAAGGCAACTCTATGGCTCAAGCGCCAACTGGGTTGCGAACAATCGCGTCCTCGGCGCGGGCGAGATCGGCGTCGAAGTGGTGGATAGCACCGACGTTAGGATCAAGATCGGTGACGGGGCCTCGACCTTCTCGGCGCTGCCCTATGCCAGCGCCTCCAGCACCACCATCAACACGGCCACGCAGACCGCTCTAGACGCCAAGGTTGCCCTCGCTGGCGACACCATGACGGGCCTCCTCATCCTCTCCGGCGATGCCGTTGCAGACCTTGGCGCTGTCACCAAGCAGCAACTCGACTCCGAGGTCGATACCCTCACCACCTCGATCAGCGGCAAGCTGGCGACCTCCGGCGGCACGCTCTCCGGCTACCTCACGCTGCACGCTGATCCGTCCTCCGCCATGCACGCGACGACGAAGCAATATGCGGACACTGCCATTGCGCTGAAGGTCTCGAAATCCGGCGACACAATGACCGGTCCGTTGGTGCTTCCCGGCAGCCCAACGAACACGCTGGAAGCCGCAACCAAGGGCTACGTGGACAGCGGTGCATGGGCGGTCTCCGTGGGCGGCACGTCCGGCCAGGCGGGCAAGGGCGTCCGGCTCGGGGCGACCGGCCTCATCGACTCCTCGATGCTGCCCATCTCCGGTTCCTATCTCGGGCCGATTGATCTGACGGCAACCTACGCCCTCAGCGGCTCATTCGGCGTCGGCAGCTACTACGCGCTCTCGGCTTCCGGCTCGATTGACGGTTCATGGTCCACCCACCTGAATGGCTCGCCGACCACCTGCGACGCCGGGCAGTCGATCATCTACAACGCGAACGGCAAGTGGGATCTGGTAGGCGACACCACGTCCTCGGGCGCCATCGCAGGCAAACTCGACAAGGCGGGCGACACCATGACGGGCCCGCTCATCCTCGATGCGGACCCGACTGACCCGCTGGGCGCAGTCACGAAGCAGTATGCCGACGAGATGCTACCCCTCGCGGGCGGCACGATGAGCGGCGACATCGTCCTCGCGGGCGCACCCACCACCGGGCTCCACCCGGCCACAAAAACCTATGTGGACACGGCAGACGCGCTCGCAGCCCTGAAGGCAAACAACCTCTCAGATCTCGCCAGCGCTGCGACGGCCCGGACGAACCTCGGCGGCACGACTGTCGGCAAGGACTTGTTCACCACGGCCAGCGCCTCGGCTGCACGCGCAACGCTTGGCTCCACCACCGTGGGCGATGCCGTCTTCATCGCTGCCGACGCGGCGGCGGGCCGCACGGCCCTCGGCGCGGCTGTCTCGGGCTCGAATACCGACATCACCAGCCTCTCGCTCTCCAACACCGGCCTCAAGATCAAGGACACGGATGCCTCGCACACACTGAGCGTGGTGCCTGGCTCCAACCTCTCGGCCAACCGGACCTTCACGCTCGTCACCGGCGATGCCGACCGGACGCTGACCATGAGTTCCGGCAGCGTCACGATCTCCACGGCGGGTGCGGCCCTGATCGATGATGCCGACGCGTCGGCCCAGCGGACGACGCTCGGCCTCGGCTCGCTCGCCACTCTCTCGGCAGTGGGCACGTCTCAAATCACCGACAACACGGTGACGGGCGCCAAGATCGCCATGGGCTCCGACGCTCAAGGAGACGTCCTCTATTACAATGGCACGGACTATGCCCGGCTGGCCGCCGGAACGTCGGGCCAGTTCCTCAAGACGAACGGCACGGGAGCGAACCCGGCGTGGGCAGACGCAACGGGCGGGCTCACGCAGTCCTCATCCGTCAACACTACGTCCGGGCTCTCTCAAGGCATCACATCGATCTCCGGCACTCCGAAGCAGATCATCCTGAACTTCGACAACGTCACAACCGGCGGCGGCGTCACGGTGCAGATCGGCTCCGGCTCCTATCAGACGACGGGCTACAAGGCGACCGGCGCACGCATTCCGAACAGCGCAAACCCAGCCACCACAGACTATTCAGACGGCTTCGGCATCAACATGGCCGCCTCCTCTACCTCGCTCTGCGGCACCCTCATCCTCTCGAACGTGGGAAGCAACAAATGGGTTGCCAGCTACACGCTCGCCGGGCTGCAGGGCGCTTCGACGGACTTGCTGTTCGTGGGTGGCGGCGTCGTGACCTTGAGCGGCGCAATCGACCGCATCCAGGTCAAATCAACCAGCGGCTCCGATACGTTCACCGCCGGGTCCATCTCCGTGAATTACCAGTAACCGCCATCCGCCCAGCTTAACAACCCCATCAAGGAGCCCCAACAATGGCGCAGAACACCACCACGACGTTGGCTGCAAAGACATGGACGCAGCTCACCAATGCCAACGTGACCGCGATCACCTTCCAGAACCTCGGTAGCTCCGTGCTGAAGGTGAAGGGCACGAACGGCGCCAACGCACCTAGCGACGACACGGGGTCGATCTCCTACTCCAAGTTCCAGGGCGAGCGGAACGTCGCGCTCACCGATCTCTTCCCCGGAGTGTCTGGCGTGAACCGCGTCTATGTTTATTCCGCCGAGGGCGGCGACGTGGCTGTCTCCCATGCTTGATCTCGCCTCACCGCTCGATGGCTTCGGGAGCCCGTTCGGCGCTAGGCGGGGTTTTTCCCCGCTTGCGCTGTTCGCGGCATATCCGACTGCCACAGGGTTCTGGTTTGATCCGAGCGACCTTTCGTCCCTGTCGCAGGACACTGCGGGCGCAACACCAGTCACGGCAACAGGGCAGGTCGTCGGGCGCATTCTGGACAAGTCCGGCAAGGGCAACCACGCCACGCAGAGCAATGCCTCGTTCAAGCCGACGCTTCAGCAGGATGGCAGCGGGTATTACTACCTGAGCTTCGACGGCACCGATGATTTCATGCTGACGGCATCCATTGACATGTCGGCCTCGGACAAGTCCACGGTGTTCGCCGGGCTGCGCAAGAACAGCGATGCGGCTCGCGGGATTGCCTATGAATTCTCAGCGGACATCAACTCGAACAACGGCGCATTTACGCTCGAAGCGCCTGACGCGATTGCTGCCAATACGTACCGACCACGCAGCAAGGGCACAGCGATTGGGAGCATTTCTTACGGCGGCTTTGTGGCCCCCATCACCAACGTCACCACGCAGATCAATGACATT